GTCCTTCCACGCCGCAAGGTAGAGCTCGGGTAGCACCCCTGCAAGCACAGCATAAATGGTACTTATCGGAAATCTATCTGTAGCATTCGTTAAATCGATGCTAGAGTAGTATTTCGCGCTAAGTATCTTTGCTGGCCCTTTATCCTGTCCGAAAGTACAGTCTTGGGGGATTTTCTTAAGTACCCTGAATAGGTAGTTGTGAAGGGGTGTTAAAACCGATTGGGAGAAATAATCTCCAATCGCAATGACCCTAACCTTCAGCTCCTTATCAGGGATACCAGATATCTTCCGAAAACTACTCTTTTTACCATAGAATGGTATTACGGAAGCAAAATGCTTAAATAATACTACTCCATTGTATAGAGTGTCAAGACTCGACTCAAATTTTGGTCCTCCCAATATCCTTAACGAAGCCTCTAATTGGGGCGGTAGTGATGTTAAGTCACATATTGCCCTATACAGAGCGTTGTCGTTTTCGGAATTGGGGCCAACTTTGGTCGTAAGATGATAATCTTTCCATCTTAACGCTCTCGGTATGGTGCTATGTTTACGATACCCAATTTCTTTCCAGAAGTCAGATACGTATTCACTTATATCATTAGGTGGCTGCTTAGCAGCGCCAATGATAGGAGTGTAATCAATATCTCGACCTAAGGATAAGGCCCTGGTACAAAACAATATAGTATTGAGGATCTGTGCCATTTCTGGCAGAGATTCTCCTTTACGTATTGCTTGGATCAGGTCCCCAAAGATAATTGGTATCCCATCCTTCGTGGACTTAACCCCTCTCAATTTGATTGGACTACCGCATAGGTAATTCAACCAGACTACCCTAATATCTTTAACAAACAATATTAGGGATACAGCCCCCCTTGTTTCCAAGTGGGATTGTAACTTTTGGAGTAGTGGACGGAATTCTTTAGGCGATCTATCTTTTCCCAGGTTGAAAACTAGGAAAAGCCAGATAACCACCTTCGTGGTCAATGAAATTATATTTATTTTTAATAGTTTCATGATCATAAGGTGTTGAGCCTCAATACTTTCGTACTACGAATGAGGATCGGGTTGGGTATGTCAGTG